GCTCAGCAAGGGTGGTCTATCCTTGTAAATAACTAACTCTGGTACTGCTTGTTCTGTTGTAATACTTGCTTGTAAAAATACTGCCAGCAAAATAGCAATTACTGCTCTTTGCCATAGGTTTTTATTTCGCTTAATAAATCTTCTCCTTTGGTAGTTGAATTGCCCCTACTCATTGGCATAGATTTACCTCCTTATAATTTATTTCTTTCTATCATGTCGCAGATACGCTCAACGGTCCAAGGATCAAGATCCTGGATCTCTGAGATTTTCTCCACTAATTCCTCCTTGGCATAAGTGTAGCCATCTTGGAATCCTTCTCTGTACTGTTCCATTGTAATAGTTTACACTACTCTTCAGTATATTGTCTTTTAGCCTTTTAGGTCATATTGTATGGGTCATGTCCTAAAAAGGCCTTAAAACGGCTGCTAGGGCCCTTAAATGGGCATCCTACTTGCTGCCATGATTACTCCTTTGGTGTTACTTTTCTTTTAGGTCGTACATTCTCAGTCATGAGAATAGTCATTATTTGCTGAACCTGGATTTCTAGCCTATTAACGGAATCTTTGAGGCTTGATCCAGAATTTGGTTTTAATTCAGATAGGTAGTGTTTTACCATCCAACGAACTGCCGTAGCAAGTCCTCCAATTAAGGTAAAGATTGCTACAAAAAATGCAGCCCAGTCTTGAGGTGTCACTTGATTTCTCCTTGTATCCATTTGTATGTTTCAGACAAGCCATATTCCAAATTCTCATCTGGTGCATAGCCTAAAACACTTTTAATTAGTGCATTGTGTGAGGTTCTTGCATGTACTCCAAGAGGTCCTGGAACATGCTTTTTAGTCAGCGTCTTGTCTGCTATGTTGCAAACAATATCAACTAACTCATTTATAGACACATTTCTTTCTGAACCAATGTTAACTGGCTCAAAGTAACTGTCCTGTCTATAAAAGTCTATTGTGGCTTTGATGGCTTCATCTATGTATAAAAATGAACGGTGTTGTTCTCCGTTACCCCAGATTTCTATGTCATCAGTTGCTTTTGCTACCTTGCGACAAATGGCTGCAGGAGCCTTCTCCTTGCCTCCGTCCCAAGTTCCATATGGTCCGTAAACATTGTGATATCTAACTACTTTGTTTTTCATCTTGTAGTTTTTGTTGTATGCAAGATAAAGTCTTTCACTAAACAACTTTTCCCACCCATACTCTGTGTCAGGTGCAGCAGGGTAGACAGAATCTTCTTTGCAGTTAATCTTATCTGGATCCATCTGATTGTATTCAGGATAAACGCAGGCAGTAGATGAGAACAAGATAGACTTGATTCCAATAATTTCTGCTCTCTTCAAAACATTTACATTGATAAGAATTGAGTTACCCATAACATCTGCATCGTTATCACCAGTGTTGATGTATCCTGCACCACCCATATCTGCTGCTAGTTGGTAAACTTCATCAAACTTTTTATCCATCACGCTTTCAACAACATGTGGATCTCTTAGATCACCAATAACAAAATGATCAGCAAATGTTTGCCAATGATCTGGTGCCTTAAGGTCAACGCCTCTGACCCAATAACCTTGTTCAACTAACTTCTTGACTAAGTGGCTTCCTATAAATCCACCTGCTCCAAGTACTAATGCTGTCTTCATTTTTACCTCACTATCTTGTGATTGTATGTTTTTTCCCACTCTATTATATCTGTTTTATCATTTAATAGTGGCTGACCTTTAATGTTTAGACTTGTATTTAACAAGACTGGAACACCTGTCATTGCATACCAGTTTGATAATACTTCGTATAATCCTAGATGTTGTTCTTTATTTACCGTCTGAACTCTTGATGTACCGTCAGCATGAACTACAGAAGGAATTTTATCTGGCTGTAAACATTTAACTGTGTATTGCATGTAAGGACTTGTAAAGTGCATATCAAACCACTTGTGAGCATGTTCTTCTAATACGACAGGAGCAAACGGTCTAAACAGTTCACGCTTCTTAATCAAGTTAACTTTATCCTTGATGTTAGGGTCTCTTGGATCTGCCAGAATTGATCTATTACCCAAAGCCCTTGGACCATACTCAGCCTTGCCAGTTGCAACTGCAACAATCTTATCTCTAATCAGACCAGTAACGATTTGACTTACTGGATACTCTCCACCTAAATCATAGCCCAGATATGGATTTTGCCAATCTATGTGCTTTCCGTATAGGGCTGCAGCAGCACCTAAAGAACTACCAGCGTCTCCTGGGTTAGGCATGATCCAGATATCTTTAAAGATACTCCAAAGACTTGTGTTGGCTGAAGAGTTAAGGGCACAGCCTCCCATAAATACAAGATTGCTTTTGCCAGTGTTAGCCTTAGCCAAAGTCATAAACTCTAATAATCTTTTTTGATATACATACTGAACGGCTGCTGCTATGTCAAATCTGTCTTGTTCGTTTTCAATGACACCCCAGTCATGAATGCCTCTATGGAAGTTATACTTTTGGTGTGACACACAGTCAAAGTATGAGTTAACTTTCTTGTAATGCTTCTTCCAATCACCATATGCAGCCATACCCATCATAATATATTCTTCTTGATTAGGCATCAAACCTATGAGTTGTGTAAACGCTGAATAGAACAGGCCAAAACTAAAAGGATAAATGTCAGAATAGACATGTTTAATCTTTTCACCTTCTCCTACCCAAACACTGCAGGTATCCCATTCGCCAATAGCGTCAAGAACAACTATGACTGCATCATCAAATGGGCTTGTGTAGTAACCTGCAGCAGCATGTGAATAGTGATGCTTAAAATTCTTTCGTGGTAGATCTCCTAATTCAGTACCCTCAAACCATGGCTTTCCACCACCAAAGCCACCTTTAAGTAAAAGTCTTGTCTTTTTTAGTAGTGGTTTTTCGTAGTATGCGATTTGATCTGGGTAGCCGTACTGAAGAGCATCTTTGATAAGTTCTCTATTCGTGTACCAGTCGTTTTTCTGCTTGCTGTATCTTTCAGCATGTCCTGCGAATAGGATTTCTCCATCCTTGATAAGAGATACTGATGCATCGTGAGTAGTTTCATTTATTCCTAGTATTAACATAATGTCCTGATTCGTCTAGTTGTCCAACTTTATTTTTAAATATGTTTAATTGAACGCTCATACCACCTGTTGGCATACCAATAACCATGTTTGTAGAAAGTAGCCCTGCAGACTGACTGAAAGCAGAGTTGCCAACTATTAAAAGTTTTGCGGTAAGCATAAGTATAAATGCATCATATGTATCTAAATCATCTATTATTTCAACATTAGGATATGCATTTTTAAGCAACTCTCTATCAATGCCAGTTGTTGGATATCTGCCAAGTTCATCTTTATGTAAATACGGCTGACAATTATACATCTTCTGTTTATCGCCTACAGGAGTATACAACTCTCCATTTGTTGCATCAGTAGTAATAATAACTCTTGGGTTGTCTAATTGCAAATCATTAATAATTTCAGGTATTTGTTTTAACAAATTAAAGTAAAACTCATCTGATGTATATCTTGGATTTTCAGGAACAGCATTGCCTCTTCTTATGTGGATAACTATTGAGTTATGAACCGTATCAGAGAATTTGTTAAATGCTGGGGCAGATTCTAAAAAGTCTGTTTCGTGAATAATTCCTGGTTGATGTGACCATCCAAGACCAACATGTGGACAAAGTGTTTTATCTGGCATAGAATCAAAGTCTATATTTTTCCAGGGATTAAGAAGAACATTATTAAACTTGTCAAGTAAATCAGCATACTTAGGATCGTCTTCGCTTTTGATATTGTCTGATTCGTGTATCAGAAACCACTTAAGTGGAGTATCTTCAAATAGTTTGTTGTGATGTTTTGCATATGACATGGCATAGATTTTCTTCCATAGCATTGCACCTATTCCATCATCTGTTGGAAACTCTTTAACTACTTCTGGCATAGTTGGTTATTCCAAAACTCTGCAATGTGTAATTGTCTATGTAATCCTGGATGAGGCCAATGGGCACCTACACCCCAATGACCAGCAAACTTGTGATAATCATAGGCATAGTCAAATACATCTGGATGTTTATCTTTGTATTCTTGATGACAACCCTGCCAATTTATCATTTCATAGTTAGCAGGCAATTCTGAAATGTCTTTTACAAATACTCCTGTTTGAAAGTTTGGTGGAAAATCTTTTCTGGTTGTATCTGGAACATAGTATCTAAAGTTGTCTTTAAGAAATTGCTCTTGTTCATCTGTTAGTGTGCTTGACCATGTTGACCACATTAACTTGATACCGTTCATTTCACAGAAAGCCTCAAGCATTTTGATGTGATCAAGATTCTGGTAATAGACCCATTCATAGGGCAAGATTTCTTGGTAATTCCAAGGTGCTACAGCCTTGGTGACTTTAGGAGAATGGTTAGAGTACCAGTCCTTAAAACCATCTGCATGTTCATCAATAAAATAAAATCTTTCAAAGTTGGCAAAATGGGCAATAACGACTTCAGGCTTGTATTTATACTGATGCATAGCCCCAAAGAAACTGGAAACTAACTTATTTGCAGAGGCTCCAGAATAGGCAATAGAAGCCACAGGAGCCCCATAGAGGCCTTTAAGTAGTTGAGGCCATGCCATATCATGCGGAAGGCCCTGTCCAAGCGTTAGAGAGCATCCTAGGGCTATTATAGGGGCCTGTGAGGATAACTCTATGGACCTTAACCCATCACTGTTCCACCTATAGTCGTATTCAGGTCTTGCAACCTCACAATGAATGGCTAAAATAGGCTGAGTTTGACTATAGTCTTTTTTTGGGTTGTCTTTATCTGAACCAATATGAGGAATAACTCTTGGATTAAATATGTCAAATAGCATTAGTAGATAACTCCACCTTTGTTTATTTTCCTATACTTACGCCACATTTTAAACTTATAGATAAGTCTTTTTAGCATTTAGACTCTTCCCATTCACGCCACCACATTTTTCTACCATTGTCTAATGGGTAGTTAAACCAAGAATATGCCCATCCTTCTGCTTTTGGTGGATTGTCAAAGAAGTCCCATGTCTCAATGCCCTTTTGATTTCTTATTCTATGGATATAGGCACTATAAGTACTTCCTGATGTACCCACAAAGTTTACAGAGTCATGAAGAATAAGGTTACAGATTAGGCCAAAGACCACTTCATCTTGAAATGGCAGGGCTTTAAAATCATCTGCAAAGTTATTTACAATGTACTCGTCCAATAATATAAATCTATGCTTATTGTCTTGAACCATCTTGTTGCCTGGTTCACATGTTGAGACTACTATTGGCAGGTTGTTTTGCTCAAAGTTGTTTAGCCATTCTTCAAACATATTTTGTGTTGTTTCAAACATTTTTATGTGATCAGATAGTCTTAGATGCATACCCTGAAATGTGCCTAAAGAGTTAGATATCTTCTTAGCCAAGTCTGTATATTCTTTCTTAAACCTAACTGAAGATAAAGCCTTATTTAGTTCAGGGCTTCTGTCATAAAAAAATCTTGAGTACCAGCCTAATGTTCCTTTTAGATGTATTGGCTTATCTAATGGCAGTCTTTGTCTACCCTCAGCAAATGCCAACTCTTCTTCTTCTATTAGTGGACTCTTGCTGTAGTAGTAATTGTTCATCATATCATCTATGACTACTTCTTCTTGCTTAAATGTACTTATCTTCTCATCAACAACTATGATGTTTGCATCAAACTCAAGAAGATCTAACAAGTGTGGGAACTGATCAGGATTAGTAAAGCCTTGTCTTTGACCGTTGTACCATCTGCTTGGAGTATATATTGGAACTTTCTTAAAATCATATAGGTTGTCACCATTATTGCTTACATAGTGAACCAAAACAGGTGCATTCATTTCATGTGAAAGACCTACTGCTAACTCCAGGCTCATTACCTGGTTAATTAGTCCTGTAGGATTCCACAGTTGAAAGAATACTTTATCTGTTGTTCCATTCATCCTCTGTTACCTCGCCCCTAATTACTCTTAGATAGTCTGGACCCTTAGTAAAATACCAGTGGTCTGGCTCTGCAAAATGGAAGAAGATCATAGCGACATGATTAGTTTCTGGATTAGGAAACTTCTCTCTCCAGTGCCATTGATCATTTCCGTAGTAGGCCAAAGCCTGGTTAGGATAAAGAGTGTATGCCTTATCCTCAACAAATAGTTCCCATGGCTCTACCTGATAAACACACATGTCAAGAGTATAAGTACATGCGTTGTCGTCTTTGTGCTTGTATAAACTTGGCTCAGGATCTTGTCCCTCATAATGTGCAAATAAGGCATATGTAGGTAGCAAGTCTTCGCTATTAAATGCTTCTCTTGCCTTTGGTACTAACTTGTCTGCTAGTTCTTTTAGAATTGGTAGGCTATTGTCTGCAATGCAATACCTGCTAAATCCCGCAGAAAATTCAAAACTCTTAGGATTTGCCAGGGCAAGTCTAAGTCTGTCATAATCTTCTTTATCTAATAAGTCGTTAACTACTAGTGGCTCTGTCATTTTAGCCAACTGACTACTGCGTATCTTTCGCCCTCAATGACTGGAGATACTGAGTGATTGTAAACAAATGTTGATGGAAATATAATCATTTGGTTAGCCTTTGGCTTAAAGGTAATGCCAAATCGTGGAAAGTTGATTTCTCCACCTGTATAGTTGTCGTTTAGGTAATAGACAGTAGAAATTCGTCTATGAAACTCTATGCAGTCATCTATGTGATTGGTAAACTTTTGGCCTTGTCCATATTTTAAGATTCCAAAGGTGTCATGCCAGTCAGTATCTGTTCTAAACTCGCCCTTATAGTCTCTTTCAATAGGATCAAAATGAGTAAAGAATAGGTCACTAAGGTTCTTATTAAATACATCTGCTGTAGTTGCTGAATTTAACTCAGTTAGTCCTCTATAAGGAACTCCTATAATACTTGTGTCTCTTGCGTTTGGATTGACATGGTTAGCATCTTGTTCTTTTACCTTTGCTTCGCCCCACGATATACCAGCAGATACCATTCCTTCTTCTATATCTTTGTATAGATTTTCGCTATCAGGAATAACATCGCTATATACAAATATTCCAGGTGCTAATTCTTCTTTATTCATGCTTTCCCCACTTTCCTATTGGACATGCTGCTTCTTTTAACTTAGTTTTTAGATTCATCAAACATCCACATTTCTTACATTGAGATGTTAATTTAATTAGTTCTGGACAGGCTTTGCAGATCTCCAGTCTCTCTTGTTGTACTTCATCAGACACCTTAGAATCAGATATAATTAGATCCCATGGTCTTGTATCTCCAAGGTTTTGTTTCCATTTTTGATATGGAGATAAGTTTTCTTTGTTATGGTTGTTCTGGCTCAATTAGTACCCCGTTTATGTATTGCCAACCCAAATGAATAGGGTTGTCTATGTCGTTTTCTGCTGCTTCAATCTCAATAATTTCTGGATTAGAGGAAAGACATGCTGCATAACCAGCATTTCTCTGGAACTTAGCACTTCCATCGCCTTCATCCTCAAAATACATTTCGTATCCAACTTCGCCATCAACGACGAATATAAACTTTCTTCTCATTTGGTTCTCCTCTGTCTTAGTCTAGCATAACTTGAATTATTTAGCATTAGCATGGCTCACATATTCCACCTGATAGAACTCCACCACAAGGAGTACAGCAAGCAGTAAGAGTACAACCGTCAATTGAACAGTCACAGCAATTGCTTGATCCACATCGTGTTGGACCACCTGCTGCTGGTACGCATCCAGGATCAGTACATCCACCTGTTGGTGCAGGTGCAGGTGCCACAGGAGCAGGTGCTGGAGCAACAGGTGCTGGTGCTGGTGCAACTGGTGCAGGTGCTGGTGCAACTGGTGCTGGTGCTGGAGCAACTGGTGCAGGTGCTGGTGCAACTGGTGCAGGTGCTGGGGTTGGAGCAGGTGCCACAGGAGCAGGAGCAGGTGCCACAGGAGCAGGTGCAGGTGCTACTGGAGCAGGTGCAGGAACGGGTGCAGGAATTGGGGCAGGCACAGGTGCTGGAATAGGTGCTGGTACTGGTGCTGGGATAGGAGCAGGTACTGGAGCAGGAATAGGTGCAGGAATAGGTGCAGGAATAGGAGCAGGAACGGGTGCAGGCACAGGCACAGGTGCTGCAACTACTCTGAGATGCACACCTATGCCACTTGGAAAACGCTGTAATGGACTCACTCTTACTCCTTAGTTATTAAGCAAACTTACTTTGTGAAGCAATAACAGTAAATGTTGCTGCTGCAGACTTTCTAATTGTATAAACATAAACATCAGTTGAGTTAATGTTTCCTGTAGGTGTTGATCCACCAAGCCACTTAATGCTTGCAGGTGCAGAGCCATCAACAGTAAATGCTGTTGGTTCATATGCTGTAGCACCAATTGGTGACTCAAATACTACTGAGATTTGTGATCCTATTGCCATTAATGAATCAAGAGTTGTTGATACATCTCCACGAACATTTATTGTCCAGTCAGCAGTAGCATTGGTAGTACGAATATTGACGGCAGAGGTAACAACATCAATGTCAATTGCTCCAGTAGCAGCAGATGCTGAAATTGTTATTACTTCTTCTGGTGATGTTAATGCTAGACCACTTGATACAGCAATTGTTGGAACTGGTCCTGATGCATTAGTAATGGTAATTCCAGTACCTGCAGTCAGAGCAGTAATATCTCCAGTAAATGATACCCAGGCAGTGCCATTAAATATATTTACGCTTTGATCAGCAGCAATATAGCAGGCCATGCCCTCTTGTCTAACACCCACTGGGAGTGCTGTGTCTCTTGCCGTAGTAGTAGCAAAGTACATGATTGTTTGATTCTGCAGGTTGTACTGAACCTGTGCTGCAGTTAGTATCTGACCTGTATTGAAGGTAAGATATCCTGCGTTTGGACTACCTGTTGGCATCTTTTTTCTCCTTTAGTATGATAGTGCATTGTTAGTTGGTGGATCTGCTATTGCTATTCTACCTTGTCCTGGCGAATCCAGAATAAAAGCATTAATAATAGGCTCCTGTGTAATGAATTTTGTTGTCCAACTTGCTGGTGTAACATCGTGCTGAACACCTTGTACGAACAACTCTTTTTCAATAGTAGAGCCACCAGGCATGGCTTTAATTATGTAGACAAGACGATAAATATCAGTTGTCAATCCCGCAGAATTTAGGAAGTTATTGTCAGTGTTTAATGTCAGGCTCATAGAGTCAATTCTAAGTTCTGCAGCCTTACGAGCAGAAACCAAAGTTCTTGCTTGATTGTTTGCTTCTTCATCTGTTTCAATTAGCAGGTCACTTCTTTGGCCTGATTTAGTAAAGTATACATCAATACTGTCTTGATCAGTAATAGTTTGTGGAACTGCCCCAGGACCAATTCTTGTAACAGTAACATTATTTAAAATAAGTTGATCATCAAATGCAGTCTCTAAAGTAACAAACGGAAGGCCTACGCCAGTATCAGAAAATACACGAGCACCAACATCTGCTAACTCGCTAACATCTGTACGGTCCAAGAATCTTGCAACTCCTGAAGGCTGCATATAAAAAGCACCAAACTCTGATTGTTCTACTGTCTGTATAGCAGCAAGAATTGCTCTTACCTGGCCTGGATCTGCCTGCATTTCAGAATTACCAACATCTATATTTCTCATGGATGCTGGAAAGCCTGCAAAATCAAGCAGTGCATTTACTCTTGCACCAGATAATTGATTTCCTGGACAGCCAGGAACTGGAGTAATTTGAGTAGCCACATTGTTTAAAAGACGGAATCCGTCAGCACATTGCAATGTAACAGTAGCAGTTTCATTTGTTCCTTGATAAAAGTTAGTAACATAGGCTGTTATGTATCCAGAAAAGATATAGAATCTTTGAATTACTCCATCGCCTCTATCTTGATCTGCCCAAATTCTTATTTTTCTTAGTGGTTGTAGTTTTCCATGATATGGTGAAGCATCATTTTGTGGATTAAAATCTGAGTTAGGATCAAATAATACTACATTTGCAGTTCCAACCTCAAAGTTAGAAAGAATACGGTTACGACCTCTACGGGTAGAACACTTTGCTACTCTACTTGTAACATCTACAATATCTGCTGGTTGGTCTGCTAGAATATTTTCATCTAAGATACCAAAACTTGGATCAGATAGGATGAACGGATATCCAAATGATGCTCCATTTGAGAAGTCAATCTCTACTCCTAGTACTGGTCTTGACATTCTATATAGCCTCTAGGACTGTGCTCTGACCATTGTACTGACCACGCAAAAGTCCATTTCTAATTGTTTGAACTAAGTCTTGTTCTCCAGTTACTGTTCCTTGAACGGTTACATAAATATTTTGAGTTCCGCCACTGTTGCTACCCATTAGGCCTTTAGCACCATCCAAAGTTGGAGTGTTAAACTTTCCAGTTGGTTTGTCAGGAATTGAACTATTAAATGCATCTTGCATTGCTCTAAATTTAGATCTTTCGTCTACATCTAGTTGTGTTCTTGCTGCTGCTGCTGCAGCGTCTGCTGCTTCTTTTGCTCTAAAGTTAGCCAACTGAGTAGCCTGTGCTGCTGCAATGTCTGCTGCTCTTTGTGCAATTTCTGCTGCCTTTAATTGTGCTGCAATTGATGCTGCACCAATGGCTCCAGATTCACTTGCTGCCAATGCACTTGGATTAACTCCTGCTGCAGCCTTTGCTGCTGCGTCACTATCTCCTGCTGCTTTGGCTGCTGCGTAGGCTCTTGCTGATGCAGCACTTGCTGCTGCCTTAGCGTCTGCTGCTGCCTTTGCTGCGTCTGCTGCTGAGGCTGCTGAGGCTGCTGGGTCTTGAGTCTTTGGATTAGTTGCTATTGGTGTACATTTGCCATTAATCATTGTGGATCCAGTAGGGCATCCTGTTACAGTAGGTGGTGTAACAGTCTTTGGCATCGTGATTCCACCGTCACCGTAAGCACCCAGAGCCTTGTAATATTCATCCATTGCTTTTTTGGCTGCTATCCAATGGGTTTCTAGTCTCGCTATCAATGAAGGATCAAGGATATTTCCAGTAACCTTAACTGGAACACCCAACTTCTCAATCATTTCAACAATTTGTAGATTAGTGTCGCTATAGGCTTGCTTGATTGCAAGAATATCAGCATCACTTAATTCGCCATCCATGATGAGTTTGTAGTATGTGTAATACTTCTTGGCTTCTTCTGCGTTTAGACCATGAGCAGCACCAACTCTTTCAATGTCTGCTGTGCTATAGTTACCCTTTTTAATCAGGTCTGTAAAGTCTATATACATCTTGGCTTGCTTGTTGGTCATACCCCATGTGCTCATGAGCATTGCAACTTTTGCTTCACCAGTTTCTAGTGAGCCAAGTCCTAATACTTGCTGAACATACATCTTTGCTACATCTGTTGTAGTCTTCCACTTACCAGCAAGTGCAATAATATCTTTATCAGAAATAGTATTATCTGCAAGAGCAACAAGAATGTCGCTATATCTTTCAGCAAGTTTGTTTGATATTTCTTGTAGAGTAACTCTTTCTCTGAGTTTCTTAAGTTTTTCAGTTTCTAGTGCATTATCTTTTGCCTTAAGCAACAAAAGTTCTGCTGCTCTAAGACTAATGGCTTCTTGTTCTGCTGCCTCAAGACTACTTGTTGGAGTAATTCCTTTTATCTTTGCCTTAGATGCTCCAACTGTTACACTCATCTTCTTGAGTCTTGCTAGAACGGCATTTCTTTTTGCCTCTGCTGCATCTCTTCTTGCTTGTTCCTTTGCATTTCTTGCTTCCATTGCTGCCAAGAGTGCTCTTGACTTTTTTTCGTCCTCAGTCAATGAGGCTTCTTCTGCTTTTTGCTTCAGATACTTTTCGTGAGCAGCATCCATTGATTTAGAATAATCAAAGTTCTTCCTCATGGCTGCATCTGCTGCTTTAGCAGTATCGCTCATTACAACCTTTTGCTTTTCAAAGTTGCCTATGATCTTCTTACCAATAGCATAAACTGCTGTCATTGCTAGAAGCAAAAGAAGAATTGGCTTTGGAAGCAACAGTTTAAGTGCTTTACCAATATGGCTAATTCCTATTGCGACTGCCTTATAAATCTTTGAGCCAGCCATCAACTTACTGTGCATTAGTGCTATTGCAGCAGCATTTGCTGTATAACCAGTAGCATTCATAGTAAGTTGTGTCATGAGTGCTCTAGAAGAAACAGTGGCAGACTGTGTTTTTGCTTCTGCAATTGTTTGTACTGCTATATAAACTCCAAGTGCAAGTGTTAGGGCACCATAAACAATTGTAAGACCCTTGATAACTGCTGCTATCTGAATCCATCCAGCAATACCTACTGGAAGAATATTATTTACCTTCTCAATAAAGTTAAAGATATTTCCAAATGCCCTGGCAATTTCCTGAATATTTTTAGTTGTAGTGGCTAAAGCGTTTGTTAACTTATACTTATTCATGTCAAGGAATGCTTGAAGATTTGGCAGAACCTTGTTTTCAATGTAGAAAACCATTCTTGAAAGTTCAGGCATAAATGCCAAACCAATTTGATCCTTTATTTGATTAAACGCTAGGCCTAGTTTTGCTACTTGACCAGAAAATGTGTTGGCTGCTGCTGAAGCCTGTCCCTTGCTTATGTTTGCTAACTGAGTTAATACCTTACCCAGATCTTTTGCCTTGATTGCATCTGCATCAAGAGGTAATCCTAATTTTGTGAGGGCACCAAAGTTACCGTTTACTGCTTTGGAAAGTGCTGCTGAAACCGCAGATAAATCTTTTCCACTTGCTGCTGCAACATCTGTTGACAAAGACAGTAAAGCCTGTGCTTCCTCTAAATCTCCAGTTGCTGTTGCTAACTGCTGAAGTGCAGGAATTAGTTTTTCATTATCAATTGCAACCTGTAGTTCAAGAGAGTCTAAAAACTTTGCATTAGCAGCGATTGCTGCATCTGTAGCATCAGTATTATTTCTTAGAGCAATGTCTAGGGCTGATAAAGCCTTTTCATCTGCTGCAGCACCCTTTACTGCATCTACACCAAGTTTAATAGCATAGGCAGCAGTGGCTGCACCAAGTACTGCAAAAGACTTTGTTGCTTTCTTGCCAAATGCATCAATCTTCTTACCAAGTTTGGCAATGTCTTTTTGTGCTGCCTTTGAGCCTTTATCAGAATATTGGGAGAGAATTCTGGCTATTACTGCACCTGTTGCCATGCTATGCACTCTCCTTTGATAAATTTTGTTGTAACTTCTTCTTTGCTATATCTAAAGCCTCATAAACATTCTTAACAATTCTGTCTCTGTTTTTGTCTACTGACTTCCAGATAAGACGAGATGCCTGTGATTCTTTCTTCTCAAGGTTACTAATAAATGTACCAGTACCTCTATTTGTTCTGCCAGATAGTTCATAGATTACACCTGCTGCAGATCTGTTCTTTAATGCTCCTGCTGAGGTTGTATAGTCTTTTCTTGCTTTACCCTCAACTTTTGTAGATGTAATACCTGATTTAATAATACTTTGATCCCAAGCAGGCCAACCAGCACCACCACGAGTACGAGGCTTAGCAGGAGGCTGTGTGTTCCACCCACTAAGAGGTGGATCACCAGCGACAAATCCTTGAGCATCTTGTTTAGCATTTTTGAGTTCAGAATTTAATACCTTAGTGAATTCTTTAACTGCTTGCTTATCAAAAGAATCTAATGCTTTTAGCGTCTCTTTAACACCACTCAACACCATAGCATTTTGGCTCATTTATTTGCTTCCTTATTTTTTTCTTTGAGATAAATAACAATTGCTTCAAGTATACCGTCTGGTGCTTCAAGCAAGTCATTTGGAGATATTCCAGTCTCCACAGACAACATTGCTACCGTATAGGTTAGGCTGTTTCTGTGGATTCTGAATTTGGGTCTACAACTAACTCAACACTGTCTAAAGTGTCAAGGAAACCGTCGCCCCATGGCTTTACAACTTTCCCACTGTCCTTCAATGCACTCCATGCAAGGAAGTAGATGTGTTCTAGTTTCTGGTCTTCGCCAAGTAACTTAGCAAATCCCTTGCCGAACTTTTGTTCAAACTGGACTATTGACTTTGGTCGTAGAGATAGTGTTCCCTCAAACCCGTCAGTAGTCTTTACTTTTATTTGTAGTCCATCCATTTGTTGCCCCTTTTCTTAGGTTATTGTTTTTGTTATTTCGCCTGATATAGGCCATGTCACATTTACCGTTGTGATTTCACCAATCGCAGACGACAAAGGTTGCCAATCTGTAATTATAGCAGTAAATGTATATTTTGGGTTACTTGCACTTACTACAGAAGATTTTGGAAGGACTTCAATTGATACTGGTGTACCAACTTTTGAGTTAGCAAGGGATGTTCCATTGATAATCTCTTCTAGTCCATTGTCATCAAAGTCTTGATAGAATTCAAAACTTACTGAATTTTGTCCAAGTCCTGCAATAAGTGTTCTGTAAACATTGTTCATCTCTGTAGTCTCAATTGTTTCATGGGTCGTTGCAAGTGATATTGAAGAAATATAATCGCTTATATCGTAAATACCATCAAGACGAACATACGCATTAGTTAAGACTAGTTTTGACATATTAAGGTGTTGTATCCTTTACGATTGCACCTGAGATTGGCCATGTAACTGAAGCAGTTGCGAGTTCGCCTACTGCACCATTTACTGGAGTCCACTCTGAAAGCAACGCAGAAAATATGTACTGAGGCGAATCAACAGAGATTGCAGCATTTACAGGCTGCACTTTGATTTGTTGTACTGTTCCTAGTAGTGGGTAGATTGTTGCTTCTACTTCACCTGCTGCGAAATCCTGATGGAATTCTAGTGTTACAGCATTGTCAACAAGACCTGCTTGTCGTGTTCGTGCTGCTGCTGGTACATTTCCTCCACCAAACGCTGTTGTCTCAACTGCGTCCCATGTTGAAGAAAGTGAAACTGATGCGACATGATCGCTGAGGTTTACTCCTGCGATTTCAACATCAACATTTGTTAATACGATTCTTGCCATTGTTATTTATCTCCTTGTTCATTATCTAGATTAAAAACAGGAAACTTTTCTTCCTGTTGTACTGCTGGTACTTCTTTTATTGCTGGTGTTGCCTTTGTTACACTTGCGGCTTTGATATGTCCTGATTCAAGAAGAAATTCAACATTTCCGCCTGCACCAAGTATATCATCTTTGGTAAGTTTCTCATCTTTTACCTTACCGCAAACTTTCTTGTTTGAGATTACTGTATATTCCATTGCTTCTCCTTAGCCCCAAATTGTGAGGTTATAGCGATATGATAAGAAAGACTGCTCACCAGAAGTATATGTACCACTGTCTGCACTTATAACTCTGAGTGTATCAACAAGGCCACCTAATGTTCTGTCTGACTCTATAGCAGTTTTGATTGATCCATTACCACTACCTGCCAGAAAATTGTCAAGTTTGTCTTGTCCACTTCTTTCTGATATTCTTTGAACAATCACAAAGATATCAACAGATGCTTGGTCTAAGCCACGAGCATTGTCAATGTCAAATGTGAAATCTAGTTGTCCTACTACTGCACATGGCGGAACAATAACATCTGGAATCAATTCATAGACTCTCAAGTTTGTTATTGTCTGTAGGTTATTTTTTAACGCATCTCGTACGCCGTTAACATTGGTAATTGCCATTAGAATGCCAACCCAAAGTTTCTACGGTATGTCTTTAGAAGCATCTCAACATCTGGATCTAGACGAGAGTTCAAACGAACTGTTCCTAGTTCTACAGATCCTGCAATACCAAATGGAGATTGCTTTCTAACAAATAATCTTGATGCCTGAATCTTGCAGGCTAATTCTACTTCGTAAGGTATTGCTTTGAAACCCCAGACTCCAGTTATTTTAACTGTCTGAGGAAAGAAGTAAGGAAAGACATATGTCTGAATTGCTAATAGTCTTGTTATTGGCATACCTACTTCTGGATTATTAACAGGCTCATACATAATGTCTG